ATGATTGCGGAGATACTTTTCATAGTTATTAAGTTGTACAAGCACAATCGAAAGCAGGGGATAATTCTCCCAAATCGTATTCTCTAAATAGATTATTATCTGCTATCTGTTTGAGTTGTTCTATTGATATGTTATTTAAGTACGTATAGCCTTTTCGTTTTTCGTCTGCTATCCAAGGTTCTGCAAGTTCTGGATAAGATTGCAGAATAGATATGATTGCGTTCTTACCTTTCATAAAACATAGAGTACAATTACCGAGGATGGAAGGTATCTCAAGGTTGTAAGGCTTCTGACTCCAATAATGATTAATAATCTGCTTATCTATTTTGTCTTCATAAAGAGGGAATTTATCTACTACTTGCTTCCACATTTGTTTGCGTCTCTTAACTCGTAATGGCTCATCGTATCTAAATCCTACAAAGTTTTCATACTTCATAATACCTAATGATCTTAGATATCTTCTGCAAGTTTTTATCTTTAGTTCTACTGTGCAGTATCTCTTAAATTGATTAGGTACACCTTGTTTCTTTGATAGCATACCTTCAAAGCCTCCTTCGTATTGTAGCCGGATAATTGGTATATTCTCAAAAGCCTCAAAATCATTTATGAATTTATATGTCTTAGGATGCTCTCTACCTGTATCGCAGAAGATAACTAAATCACCTGGTTGGTAATAGTGTATAACCATATAGGCAGAAGTCTTACCTCCGCTAAAGTTGAATATCCTTTTCATAGTTGGTAGATTTTATCAAAGCCTTGATCTCGTTGTTTATTAAAGTAATTAGCTATACTCTGATGCTTTCCTCTTCTAATATCTGTTCCGACTAATTCATACTGACCATCTTTGTACATAGTCTGAGCATCAGAACTCATATACTTTATGAAATCAGAATGGTGTATTTTGTTATCCATTACCAATCTGTCGTATACGTGCGGATGGAAATACTCTGGCTTTACTCCTTTGAGGAAAGAGTTATAGCATTTGTTTACTTCTTGATTCCATTCTCTGATACCTGTGGGATATCTGACATCGGTAATATGAATCGATGGATCAAGTAATCCGGCTTCGAGATAGTGCTTTGCAGAGCCTTGCCTACGCATATAATCTTCTACCCATCCTATTATAGTCTGAACATCCATCGCATAGACTTTACCATAGTCTCCGCTGATTCCTTTCTCGAATATTTCTGTAAGCTGCTCGATAGTTAGATTAGGGAATTTCTTTTTTATGTTCTTGGTTACGAGTTCTTCGGTTACTTCTGAGACTTGCTTAAACTGTCTCAGGAATTCAAATGCAGGGTTTCTCATAGTTCGCTTAATTTTCTGTTAGCTATTTGCTTTAATGATTTCTTAATCTCTTCGGTATTTACTTGCCTCTTCTCAGGTTTGCTTCTGTTGATCCATCCGGCTACTGCACTTCGCCAATTCTTCATCTTATTCTTTCCTACCATCCAACCATTTGAATCGTAGTAGGTAAAGAATCTTTCCGATTGTATCTTGGCATTGTACTCATCTGTTCTTTTCAGCATCTCATCGAAGACATCTTCTATCTTAGGTATGGCGAAGTTGCTCTTCTGCACTACTTGCTTCAGGTCAAACTTTAGTTCGTACTTCTTGAGTATCTCGATTATCTTATTATGGATAGGACTATTAGGATTCAGACTCGTACCGTATTGAAAATCGATAAAGCCTGTGCAGTATATTTTACCATCTGAAAGTAAATCAAATTGCTTACCGCCATCGATTGCTAATAACTCATCTTGATTAACTCTCTCTCCTATGTAAACAGAAGCGAGAACGTAATTCGGTGACCATATACCTGCGATGTCGCATTTATCTCTAACGTATTTTACGAGGCATTTATGTTTAGGAGATAGTTGCATAAACCACTCTTTGTCCCATAGTTCGGTATCGGTAAATCTCTTAGGCATAGATATAGTTTTGGCGGAATCGGTAGAATTTAACTGGCTCATATTCTGCTCCTATTGTTTCTAAAATTTTGTAATGCTGCATAAAGAATGGATCATTATTCTTTATGTAGAAGTAGATGCGTTGGTTATTATAGCTTATCGTGGAGTGGTCATTGTAACCAATTACTAAAGCTATTTCGGTAAGAGTCGCAGGGAAGTTATTAGATAAGTAATATCCGAGAGCCATACGCAGAGTAGATATATTCACTCCGTTGTAGACTTTACGTTTCTTTGCGTTCTTGATTTTGTTCGTGCGGAATAGGTCCTGTCGAGTGATTCCGTAGAGAGAGCAGTATCTATCTGCTATCTGTACTAATTTGTCGTGTGTTGTTAGCATTGTTTAGTTTTTAATTCTTCAAATTTAGAAATAGTTTTGAATAGTACATAAATTAATTGAGGTACTACTGCGTTTCCTCCTGCCATTATGGATTGCTTTCTCCATTTAGAAAAGGTAATAGAGTCCAATCGGTCGGAAAGCCCATCATCTCCAGAACAAATTGGGGAGACAGTTGGGAAGCTTTCCCAGTAATTTCTCGGCTCATTTTTACTAACGAATCCTGATTCTCTAAACCAGTTACTTTCTCCCCGCAATCGGATGCCATTGGTGTCGGTAGCATCGTTGTCAATCTCTTTATTGTGTCCGGTAAAACTTCGCCGTAGTTTTGAATTTTCCCAGTTGATGTTATTCTCTTTCCTGGTCTTGTCTCTCCCAAATAATCTCTCGCATTCGGAGTTGGTAGCATATTCATTGATAATGCCCTCGTTAATGTCACCGAGTGCATTGAACCTTCTTTCACTTGTGTTGATTTCATCTCCGCTGTCGCATTGGTTGAGTCCATTGTTGTTGGAGTGGGCAACAAACCAGACCCTGTCTCTTCGATGGGGAGCGTTGACACTTGCAGCTGGCAATACATACGGGAATACTTCGTACCCTTGAGCTTCCAAGTCAGCTTGCACTTCGTGGAATACCAACCCTCCTGACCAATTAACAAGTCCGAAAACGTTCTCGCCAATAACCCATCTGGGCTTAACTTCTCTAATGCATCTAAGCATTTCCGGCCAGAGATGTCTCTCATCTTCTTTGCCTTTTCGTTTCCCTGCCATTGAGTAGGGTTGGCAAGGGAATCCTCCTGTGAGAATGTCAATTCGGTTTGCATATTTGGTAAAATCGGTTTTAGTTATATCGTGAAAAGACTCAGCATTCGGCCAATAATGTTTCAATACTTTTTGACCGAACTCGTTCCATTCACAATGAAATTTGTTTTCCCACCCCATCCATTCAGCGGCAAGGTCGAAACCTCCTATACCTGAGAATAGTGATCCGTGAGTCATTTGTAGTAGTTTATTATTTCTTCAAGTTCGCTTCGTGTCCATTTCTTTAATGGGTTATCCAAAGCATATTCTTCTAATTCCTTTACGAACTCTTCTCCGTATCTCGATACAAGTCCTAATCTGTATCTGATAAGATTACCTGAGAGAAACATATTGCATCTGATACATTGACCATTCGTGTTATAGTATGCTAACGAATCAGGGAGACCGAATCTTAGTCCGCTATGTTGACCTTGAGAGTGATAGTGTCCTGCTTGCTGAACTTCTGCTCCGCAAGAAATACATCCGAAGTCTTTATCTCTTTCCCTTACGTGTGCGTTGAACTTTTCCTGTGCTTTCTTTAGAAGCTTGGGGAGAGGGGTTAACTTTTTCTTCGGAGAGTTTTTCATAGCGTACAAAGAAACGGTTTCCTTGATTGTTTACAAAACATAAGTCGAGTTCTTTTCTGATTACTTCTACTTTATCGCCTTTGCGACCATAGACTATCCGAGAAGCTGCTCCGATTATGTCTTCGGTTAGATACATTAAAAGGGTAGATCAGACTTCTTTTCTTTTGGCTCGTAGGTATCTACTGAGACCTGAACATCTTTACCGAACTTATCTGGCTCTCCGAGTAGGTTGATGTTGAGCTTAATGAACTTTGATCCATTGTACTCTTGGATGTAATCCTTAATCTTATCAGGATTGATAGTGATTTGAAGCCAAGTGTCGTTTCGTTTTTTACCGCTTCCGCAGTAGATTTTTGTTTTCTTTTCCATATTTGATTTTTGAGTTTACTTAAAAAGTGGGACTCGCTGCCTTAAGAGTGCCTTCTCATACGACAGAGTTGGTATATAGCATTTTAACCGAGTCCCGATTGATTAAAAAAGTAGATGGGGAAGGAATTACTCAAGCATCAATGATCTTTATCTTGACACCTTCTCCCACCTTTAGATTAGCCGAGTTTCTTACGAAACTCAAGGGCTGCTTTGCGAGTCGTAAAGAATTTGCTTTTACGTACTCCGTTCTTCTGAACGCGAACTCGGTAGAGGTTTCCTTCTTTAGAAACTCCTGTTGCGATTCGCTTGTAGGTAACTGTTGCCATAGTTTAGGCTTTAAGGGTTAAGAAAAAAAGTTAATAGTCAAATCTATCATCTAAGTCGATGTCGTAATTATCATCGTCTGTATCGGACAGAATCTCTTCTAATACATCAGGCAGTTGATAGTCTATCATCTTCTTTAGTTCATCGGTCGCTCCTTCTGGATACTCAAGAACTTCGATAGTTTTGTCTCCTGCTATATATCGACCTTCGTCAGTATGACCGTAGTCGTGTTCGTAGTAGACTTTGATGCGGTAGATAGTAGGCTCATCTTCATCGTGCCATATCTTTACTTCTGCCCATTGTGTACCTCGGATCATTTCAGTTTCTTTATATGGTTAGTAATATCCTTCTGAGTCGGATTAGTAATCCTGTCCAAAGGTAACTGCCTATCTTCTAAGCGGTGCTGAAGTTTCTGATAAGTTTCGTAGCTATCGCATTTCTCGATAAGTTCGAAAGCTTTCTCTCGCTCGGAGTCTGTCATATCAGTACCATATACTAAGTTAGTTAAGATTCGCTTTTCGTCAGATGTTGGTTCATCCTTTCCGACATTGGTAGCATCCGAATCCTTTGTATCATCGATTGCAAAGAGTCCGTTAAGAGCATACTTACGAGCATAGGAAGAGGAGGCTCCGGTAACCTGGCTACCATCCATTCCCTTTTTGGTTTCCTCTTCCCTTGCGTATGCTACTACTGAAAATGTCTCAGTTCCGTTGCTGATAGTGGCAGTCGCTTTAATGTAGAATCGATTCCCGATGTTTACGATTTCATCGGACAAAGTAAGATAGTATCCAAGTTGATTGATTACAGGCTTTACTGCTTCTACGATATCCTCGCAGGAGCGGTACTTGTACTTACCGAAGGAGTTGAATTGTCCTTTCGGTGCTTTGATTAGTGATTGAATTTTTGCTAACATATAGTGTAGATTGATTTTGAAAAATAAGGAAGAGATAGCAGGTCACCGAAACCCATTGGTTAACCCCTTTTTTAAGGGAAGCTATCTCCTCCTGTCTCGCCTCAGATTAAAGACCTCAGCGAGATGGTCTATTTCTTTGTTGCTGAATGTAGATAAGCCATTCTTGGAAATCTTTCGGCTCTGTTATTTGTTTCTGTGGCTTAATCTTTTTCAGTTTGTCTCGATGGATGTACTGCATCCACTTATTGAACTTAACGCACTCGGCTTGGCTCGTTGTCATAGGAAGAGTATTTAAGATCAAGTCCGTATGTAATCCCTGCTGAGAATAATTGTTGAGCAACTAATGATGCATCAGCATAATTTCTAAATTCTAAAACGACATCCCAGAAGTCACCATTTTTGAAATCTTTGTCTCGCTTAGTTGCTGAGATAACATCCCCCGAAAGGAAGTTATAGGATTTTAGAAACTCGGCTTGTTTCTCGCTTGTAATGAGTGTGATTTGCATAGTTGTTTATTTTAAGGTTAAAGATACTTGTTTTTTTCGAAGACTTCATCCCAATATTGATTCCATTCGTCTTTCTCTTCTTTATATTCTTTGACTACGATAGCAAGAGCGAAGAGCCAAATGATTAAGATAAAGGCTAATAGTGTGTAGGCTATGGTTACCATTGCTCAAGCATTTGAGTGAGGTAAAGGATTACGATTGTAATGGCTAAGAACTGCCATACAGGAAGGTCTTTTTGCTTTTTCATTGGTTTAGTTTTTAAGTGAATGTGCGTTGAAGAGACGCACCCCTCTGTGTTTTAGAATTTAATATCGGTTCTAATGCCTTCGGTTAAATTATTGAAAATTTGTTTGCTTTCTTTTCTTCTTCTAATTGAATCTTTTTTTGTATGTAAATCTACTGCAACAAAATCAAATTTACATCCATTAATTTTTTCTTCTACTTCTTTATAGCTTATTGCCTCTGCTTTATCTTCAAAAGCTTGTAAAACATTTCCGTTGTTGATAATAAGAAAAATTTGTTTCATTTTGTTTAGTTTTTAGTGCCTTTCGGCGTTAGTGATAAATCAAAAATACAACCCCTTATCAACATACCAAATTTCTGAGGCACTTTTTTTTCAAAAATCTGAACTTTTTTTCTAAGTATTGAAAATCAAGCAGTTATCTACCACTGTGTAGGGTATCTAATACCCTATAAGAATAATATATGGTATAATTAATGGAAGAATATATGGAAGAATAGATGGAAGAATAGATGGAAGAATAGATTAGCAACGACTATATTCATATCGTGAATCGTGAGCAAATCATACACGACCTGTATATATCGAAGGACATAAACGAAGCCATCGGTAAGATGCAGCCCTATGAATTACAAGAAGACCTCAAGCAAGAGGTCTTTCTCGTTTTATGCGAAATGAACGAAGAGCGACTCTTTCAGATGTACAACGATGGTTATCTGAAGTACTTCATAGTCCGAACGATTCTGAATATGGCTAAGAGTGACAGAAGCAATTTCGCACGAACATTCCGCAGGGTATACGAGCCGATAGAGGATATAGGATCAACAGAGCCATACGATGAGAGCCTAACGACTAAGCTATACGCATCGATGGAGATACTGCATTGGTACGAAGAACAGATTTTCAAACTATTTGCGGAAACTGGAAATCTGTTGCAGGTTAGCAGAGATACTAAAATACCCTATCGAAGTCTATTGAAAACAGTTAAGAAAGTACGAACTTTACTAAAATACAAAATTAGAAATTCAGAAGCTTAATGGCTTACGTTTATAGGCATATCAGATTAGATAAGAATGAGCCTTTCTATATTGGGATTGGTAGCGATTTTTCATACAAAAGAGCATATGAAAAAACAAGACGAAATAAAATATGGAAAGACATTGTCAGTAAAACTGATTATGAAATTGAAATTTTATTCGATGAATTAACTTGGGAACAAGCTTGCGAAAAAGAGAAAGAATTTATTTCATTGTATGGAAGAAAAAATATAGGCACAGGTACTCTATCAAATTTAACGGATGGTGGAGAAGGAACTACTGGTGCAATTATGTCAAAAGAATGGAGAGAAAATTTATCAAATAAATTAATTGGCAATAAACGTGGTATTGGTAGAATTCGTTCTGAAAAAGAATTAAATGATTTAAAAAATAGAATGATTGGGAATAAGTATGGATTAGGTTATAATCATACAGAAGAATCAAAAATGAAAATAAGTATAAAAAATAAAGGGAAAAAAAGAAACGAAGAAGCAATAAAAAATATTTCAGAATCTCAAAAAGGGAAAAAACTTTCAGAAGAAACAAAATTAAAAGTTTCAATGTTTCAGAAGGGAAGACCAAAAAGTGAAGAACATAAAAGAAAAATATCTGAAGCAAGAAAACGTTATTGGAAATTAAAAAATAAAAAATGAATATCATACTAATTATTTTAGCCTCTAATTTTTTTACATTCTATTTTATAACACAGAATAGATTTCCAGAAAAATGGAAATTAAATTTTCGACCTTTTAATTGCCCATTGTGCTTGACTGCGTGGATAGCAATAATCTTATATTTGATTCCAATATTTTATGCAAAAGGTATGTTAGTTATGTTTTCTTCAGGTTCAATAGCTCCCTACTTTAATAACTTTATGATTAATCTATACAACGTTAAAAAATGACAAGAGAAGAGATAGACTTTCTATTAGCCAACCGAATAAACTTTGATTCGGTTAAACTTGGATTCACTCGGAACATTCCTTTCGATGTACTTGCTGAATACGAAAGGCTCTACCGAAAGTATCAAGATCCGCAGTTTGTTTTAACCTATTGGTGTGGTAACTGTGTCTTCGATATGTTGGAGCGACTGATAAGATTCTGCGAATCAGATAAAGAATGTTGGATGGCTTTCAACGGAATGGAAGAAACAATTATCAAAGAGGAAGTAATCAAACCAAAAAGAGGGAGACCTAAGAAATGAGAATACT